TGGAGGAAGGTCTTGGCCATTACGGGCAGTCCTGCGGGGGCATGAAGACCTCAATGGCATCCAGCCTTCGGTCTAGTGCCTTGATGGTTTTCTCTGCCGTGTCGAGGCGGGCCTTGATCCTGCCCATCTCCTTGGCTTGCTGCTTGATAATGTTGCACAAGGAAGCCTGACCAAACCCCTGAAAGTTGTCGCACTTAGGCTCCTCGGCGGGCTTGTTCTCTAAGCCTTTGAGCCTCTTGAGAATGTCACTTAGAACCCGGGAATCGACCCCGGCACCTGCGGCCCCGGCAGCACCAGCTTCACCCGCAGCACCAGCCTCTCCCGCTGTCCCGTCTAATCCTGAGGTGCCGTCTGCCCCGGTGGCTCCGTCCACCCCTGAGTAACCAGACTGACCAGCGATGCCGTCCTTGCCAGCTTGGCCATCCTGAGCCGGTTGCTCGGGGGCACGAAAGTTGTTTTGGAACCTTCTGGATCGGGCGGTATTGGAGTCAATAACCCGCTCGTTGTCCGTGTTGCTGGTGCTACTGGAACTGGAGGATTCCGCTAAGGACAGGAGCCGCTGGCCAATGTCGTTGGCATGACCGGCTGGGATTCCGCCCTGAGTGAGCAGTGCCGCGATCTCTTGCGCTGCCCGGGAGCTAATTGGCATCAGTCACCCCCGGCGGCAACCACACCCGCAATGTCAATGCTGTGAAGAACCACTGGCCCAGCGTCTGTTTGCTGTCCGTAGAGTCGGGCAGATACATGGGAGTCTGAGCCGTAGAAGTCAGTGATCGTTTTGCCTGAGAAAAGCGCACGGGCAACACCGTGGGACTCGGCCTCTTGGTGGGGCAGCTTGACCATATCCACTGTGGAGGCTGGTTCGTCAGTCTGGTGGACGAATCCTACTCCTCTGTCCCGCATGGCCACGTTGGCACGGGGCACGTTGGACCCGTTGTAGAAGTTAGCCAGCTTCAGCACGGAGGTCGAGCCTGTTGGGCGGTAGACCACTGAGATGTTTCGGCTCCCTTGCTGTGCCCCGGTCTTGGATGTCTCGTCCGTTTCGTAGGAGAGGTTGCCAGTGCGGAATGAGTAATCAATGGGGATGCCGTCATCGGTCAGGCCGGTAGAGAAGACATGGAGGTACTCTTCGCTTGCAGTGACGGTCTGGAGTGAGCCGTCGCTTGTCCTGACCTGAGTGGCAGACGAGAACGTATATGGGTATTGCTCCAGCCAAAAAGACTTGGAGTCTGGGTCATAGACAATCTGCCTAGTTGGGAACGTGCCTTCGTCCCCAGTGAAGCTGACATGGATACGGATAACCCCCTGATCCTTGTCAGCCCTGAGGAAGAACCACTCCCTTTTGGCAAAGTCGATGGTCGGCTGGCCCGGGTCGGTGTTGCTTCTGAACAGCGTGGAGATGGCAGCCGACAAGTCTTCGACCTGCCCCTGCGGATCAAGCGTGTAAATCCCGCAATCGTCCAGAACGTATGCCGTCCCAAGCCAGATGTCCCAGCACCTCTGATTCAGGCAGCCACGGTAGGCCACCAGCGAGGATGTTGCATCCAGTTCGGGCCGTTTGACGAAGTTCAGTCTGTGGCAATGCCGGGACTGCATCACCATCAGGGCTCCCGCATATGGGATAAGGGCCGTGATGTAGTCCGTGTCTCTCAGGTTGGTCTGAAGGACTAGCTCATTGACTTCGGGAATGGCCTCGGGCTGGTCGGCCTCGGAGTACATGAGGGTGTTGGGCCGCTTTCCCGTGGTGTCTACACCTACGAACGTGCGGTCCTGAAAAACCACCCCAACAGCCATGTCTGTCGGTGCCACACCAAAGCGATTGGCGTTGAGCCTGCCGTCCGAAAGCAGGATCGGCATACCTTCAAAGTCTGCTCGGTCGGCATTCGTCAGGTCATAGTCCGAAAGCGTGTCGGTGAATGAGTCCGATCCAATGGGCAGCTTGGCCACCCGGAAGAGCGTGATGGCCTGATTGCTGGTGGATCGCCATAGCTCCACATGAGTGGCCTGTGCAGCGGAGGGGATGTTGCTCCAAGCAATCTGCTTGGCACAGTCGCCGCAATCCACTTCGTTGACCGGGGACAGGTCTGAATAGAGCGGCCCGCCTTGCTCTTTGGTCAGGCTCTCGTCCACAAATCTGTAGAAGCACTGGTATTTGCCACGGAAGTTAGGCCGGACGATAGCCAGTGCCGTAGCCCCACCCACATCTCCGCTGGTGTCTATCAGCTTGGGGGGAAACAGATAGAGCTTGTTGGGCTGGGCCAGCTTGAGCTTGGTGACCCGCCCCTCGCAGTCCACCTCGGTGTTGATTATGTCGCCGTCTTCGGTCTGGAAGATGGGCGGGGTGAGGTAGCCAGAGCCGCCCTTGGTTACGGTTGTCTTGATCTTTCTTTGCTTGTAGGGGCTGGCGTCGATAATAGTGAGCTTGTCTGGGGCCTTGGCGTTGTAGAGCGTGATCCCTTCGGCAACCACTTGGCACTGCTGCGGCGGCAGGTCGCAGCGGGGGCCATTAAACCCAGCCCCGGCCTGAAACGCACTGGCTGTCTTGATCGTTGCCTTCACCACATCGTCTGGCTTATAGCCCTGCCCAAAGTCGTAGACCTGAACCCGCACCCCAAAGCCGTCGAGGTCAGTGCCATCAGAGTTTTGCTTGTAGCAGTTGCCGTCGTAGAGGCCGTCAATCCAGAAGATGGCCTTAGCACCAGTCCCAGAGCCACCTACGGCAGGCACGATGATGCCCTTGCCTTCCCGGGCATACTCATTAAGGCAGAGCCAGAACCATGTCGGTAGCTGCGAAATCTCCCAGTACACGATTCCTGTCTCTGGGTCACCCTTGGCCGCACCAGTCTCTAGCTCTATTGCCGCAGCCGCCCCTGTCCCCGTAGCTGGGCCATTGGGGGTGTCAGTGAGCTTGACGCAGGGGGCTTTCGTGTAGCCAGACCCACCGTCTGTGACCTCTATCTCAGAGACTTGGGCATCGGCAATGCGGCTGATTGCCTTGGCCTGCCTGCCCCCAACACCGGGCTCTCCAATGTAGACAGAGGGCGGGATGTTGTACCCATTGCCAGAGTCAATGATGTCGATGCGGGCGATGTAGTAGGACTGAGTGGAGTCGATAACGATGGTCGGCTTGGTCTTGGGGGCATCCAGCCCAACTGGCCGTACCTTGCCATCGGAGGTGCGGACCAGCCCTCGCTTGCCATAGCCTTGATAGACGTAGACTTCCCCTCGCCTGCCTTGAGCAAACGAGACAGGGTGCTGACCGGAGAACTGCCCCTTGTAGATGATGCTGTTGGTAGCCGTGCCGCCTATGCCGCTGACCTCGACAATGTTCCCGTCATCGTCTTGGCCAAGGATTTTGTCGGTCTGGCCTGAGCCAACCGAATAGCCCCACATTTCAATAAGACGGTCGGGGGTGTTGGCGATCTTCTTGGAGCCGCCCCGAACAGTGAGTTGGCCGGGGGTCAGGCAGGTCATGTTGACTTGCTCAACAGCCCCACCCGGCGGGAGAAGGTAGCGGGAGAAAGCCGGGACCCAGCCCTTGAATTGATTGATCTTCACTGGATGGGATTCCCGCAAGAGTCGTATACAGTGTCGGCGTTACCGCCAAACACATCAGCGGGCACGGGGCAGGTTCCAGAAGCATTGGGGCCACCAAAGGGCCGGTTAGGCACACCCTGATCCACTCCCGGTCGGAGATACCAAAGGGCGGTGTAACCACCCCCGGCACCAGTCCCTCCGTTATCCCTTCTTCCAGAGAGAGGGGCCACAGCATCAGACTCAAAGGCCATTCGGAGATCACGGCCGTAGATGCCTGTTGCTCCTTCAATGTTTTTACCCATCAGCCTAGCCAGCCAGACTTCTGCACCTGACAACAAGGCCGTGTACATCCCGGGCGACAGATCAAGGTAGTCGGTGATGACGTACTTGGTGCCCGCCGGGTACTTCATTAACCCCGCTGGACTGCGGGCATAGAGTGAAACTCCGTTGTTCACCCCGTAGATCAGGCCCTCGTCTGAGTAGGCATTCATGCCGGTCAAGGGCTCAGGGTGTCGCTTGGGGTCTGCGCTGACTCGGAGGACTGAGCCCACCATCAGGTTAGTGAAAGTGGTGTCATCACCTACCACATCCACTCCATTCCAAGAGATCGTGCCGCCCCGGGTCTGGGGCTCCCAGCCGGTGTAGCGGAGGTCCCTCGGTCGGCGGCGGTAGCTGACAGTCACGCAGGTGTCACTGGCCCAGCCGTTGTAGATGCACAGATCGAACCTGTCCGGCACCAAGATCGAAGGCAGGATGGTCCAAGCGATCCGGGTGAATCCCCGGAACTCGGATTGGATCAGTCGGCCCCACTCGGTCGGCCTGAGATACTCTGCCACGATCCCCGTCTGCGGAAGCATGAAGGCATCTACGGACTGGACTCCCCACGGCAAGGCATGGCGGGAGATGGTGTTCTGGCCGCAGAGGTGAATCTCCTCTTCAGCCTGATACCACCGCCAATCCCTGACGGCAATCAGGTCGCGGTAGGCATGGAATACAGACTGGCGAAGTACACGATGCTCTTGGTCCTGAGCCCCGCCGCCCACGGAGTCCATCAGGTACTGCACTGCTTCTAAGGCCGTATACATGAAATCCCCTTAGCTGCTGATGGCCGTGCCTGCCCCGATGGCAATGAAACTGTTATTGCCAAAAGCCACGCCATTCCAGCTAGAGCTAGATGGCAGGGACTGTTGAGCCCATGTAATCCCGTTGGCAGAGTTGGCTGCCGTAGACGAGGTGCTGGCCACCGCTACGAACTTGCCATTGCCGTAGGTCACCGCTGACCAGCTTGCGGAGGTTGGCATGGTGGTCTGAGCGAAGGCAATCGTGGCAGTGGTCAGTGCCGCAGCCGGGGTGGGTGTATAGAAAGCCACATTCCCAGTACCCACTACTGCAAAGTTGGTGCCGCCAAACGCCACGCCTTGGGCAACAATCGCTGCCGGGAAAGTCTTGAGAACCCAAGTTATTCCGTCCGCACTTGCCAGATACTGGTTGGTGGCACCGGCTGGGATCAGTCCCGTGGCTACCATGAGTGGGCTGTTTCCGCTGCCGGTGGCAACGGAGGTGATGGAGGAGAACGTGGCGGCAACCTGTGCGGCAGTGAAGCCCGTGGTTGAGGTGTTTGCTGGGTTGCTGGCAGTAATCATTCCCGTGATGGCAGGGCAGGCAGTCCAGTTTATGCCGTCAGTGCTGTGGGCGGCACGGATGACCCTCACTGCCGTCAGTGCTGTCCCAACGTAGTAGTTGGTGGTCGTTGACCAGAACGCCACGAACCTGCCAAAGCCAAATCCAAAGGTGACGCCGCCCGTGTCATTGGTGTTTGCGAATGGCCTTGTGCGGCTGACCCAGTTCTTGCCATCTGAACTGGTGAAGTAAGGGTTCGTTATCGCCGTGAGAGAGGAGGCTGCCACCCAAGTGCCGTTCCCAAAGACAGGGCGGCTGGCAATGGCAACACCGCTGGGAGTCCAAGCCGCACCATCCACGGACCATGCCCCAGAGCCTGTGATAAACAGCCCATTGGAGAAGTTGATCCCTTGGGAACTCCCGGTGCTTCCCCCGGCAATCCACGATGAGCCGTCAGGGATGGGCCTATTGGTCACAGTCAAGGCAGCAATCAGGCTGTTGGTCTGCCCAAGGGTGGGAGTGCCAGCCACGCACCGATACCGCTTGCCATTGTCCGCAAGCACAGGAGTAAACGTGTAGGTGTTTGTGCCAGCCCCGGCGATGTCAGTGAACGTAGCCCCGTTGTCAGTAGATACCTGCCACTTGAAGACAATCGGGCCTTCCGTGGACTGGGCATTGGCGGTAAAGGTCGCCTGCTCTCCAGCAAATGCAGCCGTGGCCACTGGGTTCAGGGTGAACGAAGTGGTCTGAGTAACCTGAGGATTAGGAAGAACGAGATTCAAGACTTGGTTTGGGGGAGTCCCGGTGATGGTGGCACTGGCAGCCCCGGTGGTGATCGTGCCGATGGTCAGGCTGTTGACGGCGGGCTCGGCAGGAGCGGGAAAGCGGAAGCTGATGGTCTGGGCAGGGGCCACGCCAGTGAGCGTGACAAGCGGATCAGAGCCAGCCGTGCCGGAAGTGACGGTGCCAACAGTCAGGGTATTGGGCGGGCCAGCCGGACCTACAGGACCCACATCTCCCTTTACGCCTTGGCTTCCAGTGTCGCCCTTAGGCAATACAAGACTCAAGGTCTGGTTGGGGGAAATGCCTGTCAGTGCGGCTTGTGCGATTGGGCCACTAGAAACAGTGCCGATAGCCAGTGTGGTGGGCGGGCCGGGTAACCCAACAGGGCCGGTGGGTCCAACGTCGCCTTGAACTCCAGCCGGTCCACGAAGCGGACCTACGTTCACCCAGCTAGAGCCCGTCCACAGAACACCGTCACCAACAGACGCAGGGCCAATGCTTGAGGAAGGGGCACCCGTCAGAGAGCCAGTCGTGCCCAAGATGTACAGGTCATTGACCGCTGGGGTTGGGACAGGGGGAAAGGACGAGGCTGTTCCCTTGATGACAGCACTGGCTCCGATGTCGCCTTTGGGTCCAGTGTCGCCTTTATCGCCCTTAATTCCCTGACTCCCGGGGCTTCCGGCTTCACCCTTCTCTCCTCTAGGAAGAACAAGGCTAATAGTCTGGTCGGGGGCATTTCCGGTGATGGTGGCGGCAGCGTTTACCCCGGCCACCACCGTGCCGATCTTCAGGGAGTTGGTGGCCCCGGGTAGCCCGGTGTCACCTCGGGGGATTACGAAGTTCAGCTTCTGGCTGGGGGCTTCTCCCGTCAGGGTCACGCTGGTGATCGGGCCGCTGGCAACAGTGCCGATAGACAACACGGTGGCTGGACCGGCTGCACCAACAGAGCCTTGCTCACCACGTTCGCCGCGAGGACCCGGTGGACCAAAAGGACCCGCCACGCCTTGGGGACCGGGCTCACCCGGCACACCAATGCTCATCTGATAGGCCAAGTTCTTGTAGGGGGTCTTGCCATCCCCAACCTTGAACCGGCCTGTATCAGTCTCGTGGGCACACTCGCCTAGTCCCAGCACAGGGTTGGCCGTAGCCCACTCCATAGCAGGGCGGCTCACCATCCTGAATGGGGAAGTGGCGGGCTGGTAGTCGCATGTACTGGGCACGAAGGCCATGATTACTCCTCTGTTTCAACCGCAATGCTCCGTGCCTTCGCACACTCGGCCTTGACCGCAGCCAGTGCCGCATCTTGCTCGGCTGCGATCGTTGCTTCTTCTTCTCGCCGCTTCTTCATGTCTTCAAGCATGGCGGCACGGTCGGCGGCTTCCTGGTCGATTTCGTCAGACATGGCGAACTCCTATAGGGCTGTAAGGGCTAATTTCTTCCAAGCGGTTCCGGTACGGATGTAGAGGAAGTTTTCATCCCACCGCATTGAGCCAGCCGCCGCAGCGGTTCCGGCGGTCGGGGTGCTGGCAGAGCCGCCGATCACGGCGGGGCTGGGGATCGACCCGTTTGCGAAGGCGTGAGCCGTGCCGCTGGAGGTGATGTTGCCCACGACTTCCAGCGGGCCGCGTAGCATTGTGTCGCCGCCGACCTCTAGCTGATGGGTGGGCGTTGACCAGTTGAACCCAAAAAAGCATTCAGCGGAGCCTAAGGGAATGTAGCATCCTGTTTTGCTCGTGAGCCGGAAAATCGAAGACTGTGTGTTGCGCCCCTGAACAGTGAATTCCCAAGACGAATCACCGTCGGTGTCGCCTGCCATCTGGTCAGTCACAGCGGAGACGATGAGGCTGCCGTACCCGACGCCGCCGCCTTGAAAAGCAATGGCGCCGAGCCTGTCGCCCGCCTTTACCATTTGTGGCGAACTTTCGGCTCCCCTCCACCGACGCAGCCGGATGGTGCTTCCGCTGATTGGCGTGTCGCTGTAGGTGAAAAGGCTTGACGCCGCCATGCCACCGGATCCGGTGCCGACAACGCTGACGCCACCCTTCGCGTCCACTGCGGCACTTGGCCTGACGATTAGCTGACCCGTCATCGTGTCCCCCGCCATCTCCACATAACGAGCATCCCCCTGAGTTTGAGTCAGGGCACCAACTTGGGCAGCGGTGGGGAGCGGGTGAACGTGATCGGCGCGGGAATAGGTAGACAGAGAGCCCGTGTCAGCAGTAGCTGCAAGTGCAAGCGGAGCGGTGGAAGCCGGTAGCGGGGGGGATGCTGGGGTTGTCCAAGCCAGTTTCCCGTTGGCATAGGCCGTAAGAACCTGCCCGTTCGTGCCGCGAGTTGTGGGGTAGTTGTTGTCTCCAATGGTAATTGTTGACGCAGCCAAGCCGAGTGAAACATTGTTGGTGGCATGGTCGCTGAAAAAGACTGCCCTAGACGCCCCACCCATGCCTGAGGTAATCCGCAGTTGTCCGGCGGCAGGGGCGGATATTAAGTGGTAGTCAGTTGCATTACCGAGCGTAACAGAAGTGGGAGTAATGGCCCCAAGGGAAATCGTAATGGCAGGGGTGGTGGCATCCGTGTCAACAGTGCCGCTAACGCCATTGGCTGAGACAACACTTACTTTAGTAACCGTGCCGCTACCCCCAACAACAGTAGGGGTATAGATCAAGCCGTCTGTGCCAAGGCGAGAGGCATTGTTGGCATCTAGGGAAACAGCCGTGGGTCCCGGCACACCAGCATCGCCCTTGGCTCCATCATCGCCCTTAGGGCCTTTGATAGAGTGCCAAGTTGCGCCGTCATAAACTTGAACGTCTTTAGCCACTATGCCACCTTGTTAGTGCTGACTGGTTGTGGGCCACGCATGACGAACTCGCCCAGCGGCATGGTGCCGATGGCGACTTCTCCGGTGCGGTGGTATCGGGTGTGATCTGCCTTGGTTGGAAACACCCAGAGGTTGTCTGGGCTGTTGTTTTTTTGGTCGTTGTCGCAGTGGTGAACTGTCTCGTCCGCTGTGAGCTTTCGGCCAAGAATCGTTTCTGCCATAGCACGGTGGGCCTGAACTCGCTTGCCGTCCACGGTGACCTTGAGGCAGGAGCGACCAGACCACTTGGCCTGCATGGGGGTGAACTGGTCTTTCCGTTTGGCTGCGATCTTGGCGTTTCTCTCAGGGCGGTGCATTGGAAGTGCTTCGATGCCATGCTTCTTCATCAGCCTCTGAACCTGCGACTGGCCACACCCAAGCTGGGCTGCCATCTCCCTCTGGGACATCCGGCGATCATGGTGCATCTCACGGAGTTGCTCTGCGGTAACATGAACTTTTGGGCTTGATGGCGACCAATCTCTCATTGCTCTTCCTCCAAGGGGGGCGGTGGCATTTCCACCAGCGTACCCCCCTGATTCTTGGGGTTTGTTAGGAACCCCCTCGCTCAGGGGTCCACCCAGACATCGCCCGCCGCAGCCGTGGCTGGCTGGGAGTTCTGGACACTGACCTTGATGGATTTGCCATCCTCACCGGCCTGACCGTCCACGCCGGGGGCACCATCGGCACCATCGGCACCGTCATTACCGGCATCGCCCTTATCGCCACGTTCGCCCTTGGGGCCACGGATGGGGCCAACGTCTTCCCATGCAGTGCCCGTCCACACCAGACCGGAGCCGGGTTGAGTGCCGGGAGGGAAACCACCCGGAACCGGATCGTCAACGATGTACATATCACCCGTAGCCGGGGTGGCGGACGGCGGGTAGACGGTGGCCGTGCCCTTGATCGTTACGCCACTGCCGTCTTTGCCGTCATCGCCCGGGTCGCCCTTGAGGCCCTGAGGACCTTCAGGACCTTCGGGGCCGACAATGCTGACCCAGCGTGTGCCGTCATAGATATATGCGTTCTGTGCCATCTCCGCTCACCTTTCTCTAGGGGTTAATCTTTAATCCAAACGTCGCCCAGTTCTGCGGTTGCAGGCTGGGAAGGTTGTTTACTTACAGAGATGGACTTGCCGTCATCTCCACGGTCGCCTTTATCTCCCTTGGGCCCTTGGGGGCCGGGAATGTTGCTGCCGCCACCACCACTGCCAGTGGCAATGATCTTCCACTCACCACCATCCCAGTAAGCGATGTTTGCCATAGTCTTATTCCAGTACCAGTGTTTCGCCGCCCTTGGCAGTGCTGGCAGACCGCCAGACGGCAAGGTCAACTTGATTGGCAACGAGCCGGGTGGCCCCATCACAGTTCGCTATCACCACACCAGCCGGATGCTTGGAGCGGGCTGACAGCACCTGCAACTCCCAATCCCCCTGCGATAGCGTAGTACATCCGGCTGGCCTGCCGTTCAGGGCAGTCGGATACCTAACAGTTTCCTCGCAGGCAGTGCTGTTAGGAGTGAGCCATGAGGTGTATGTTTGCCCGCCGTTTGCAAAAGAGACATCAGAAGGTGGCCCCTGCCATGAGTCCTCTGGGCCTGTGACAGTTGTTTCGGACAGCAACATCGTCTTGGAGAGGCCGTCTGTGACCTGTGCGGGCTTGACTCCCACCACCATAGTGAAAGGGGCACCGCCGTGGGCAACGCCGGACTTGGTGGCCTGACCGTAGTTGGTGTTGCCGTAGTTGCAGACGTAGTTCATGCGAACCCTAGCCCAGCGATCCAAGTCCCATTCGTTCTTCTGGAGCCCGATGTCAGAGGGGCAGGCCATGAATGACAAGGCAAGCATTCCCCTGCGGGCCTCTTTGTTGGCCTCGTTGGTGAAGTTCTTGTCCTGATCAAACCTCTTGATGGTGGCCTCTGACTCAATGTAGGGCAGGACGTAGCTCAAAAAGCCATGATCGTGATGCCAGCACAAATCCCCGTCTATCACCGGACTCCTCCTCGCCAGATTGGCATAGCTGCCGTCATAGCACTTGGTGCCACGGGGAAATGTCTTAAGGGCAGACTCATGGCTTAGGCAGGCCAACGCCAACTGCTTGAGGTTGTTGGTGCAGGTAGTTCTACGGGCCGACTCACGGGCGGCTTGGATGGCCGGGAGGAGCAAGCCAACGAGGGTGCCGATGATGGCAATGACCACCAGCAACTCAACGAGGGTGAATGCTTTTCTGTTTTGCATTGTCAGTAAGCTGCCTTCCATCGAATGCCAGAGAAGTTGCATTCGTTAGAGTTCAGGCCGGGGCTCACCTTGATGTCGCGGTTGGTGTTGTGAACAGTGCAGAATCCGTAGGTGACGGCAGTGCCTTTATTCCGAATCGCCAGAGGGTACATGGCCTCAAGTTCTGCAAGCGGGAACTGAGGAGGCATTCGGAGCGGCACCCACTCGTTAATGGCAGTGACGAACGTCAGTGTGCCCTTCAACTCAATGAACCCGCCAAGCATTCGGGCTTGAATCTGCGTTGAGGTCGTTTCCTTCGTGCCTTCCATTCGGATGATCGGTGTCCAGTCAATGTCTGCCGGTGGTGCCTTGGTGCCACCTACCAGCATCAGCTTCACCTCGTCCAGCACAGACTTCTTGAAAGCGGCCAAGGCTGGGTCGTTGATCGACGGCGAGGCAATCGGGCTGATTACAGCCAGCTTGTCATCGACCTGCTTGCGGGAGTACAGCATCAAGGCCATTTGGTTATCAAAGTCGGCCTTTGAAAACGCTTGGTCGATCCGCATGAAGCGGTCATCGGCCTGCTTCTGGGTGTAAACGTCAGCCCTGTAAGCGAACTGGCCAACGTCCACAAGTGTGAGGAACTTGCCGTCGCACTCAGTCTTCGTGTAGGTCTTGGTCTTCTCCGCATACGTTGCGGCGACAATTTGCTGCGTGGCTTCAAGTGCGGTTGTGGTGGCATACTTGAAGTCTGTTTCGCCCTTCGTGTAGGCATCTACGGACGGGGCACTGGTATTGCCAGAGGGAAAGACGTTGGGGAAGAGGGATGGCCTTGTCATTAGTAAGCCGCCTTTACCTTGATGCCGGTGAGGAAAATGTCGTTGGCTCTGGATGCTGTGTCGAAGCCTAAGTTGGCACTGAGTGAACTAAATGTGACATAGGCCGCAACTGCCACACTGCCGGAAGTGACCCTTGCGGCGGCGGGGACACTGGTATTGAGTTCGGCAAAGGGGAAACCCACAGGAAGTCGGCAAAACGACTGATCGCCCGTCGTGCCGCTTGGGTATGAGAGGGTGCCTCGCAACTCAATCACACCACCAATCATTCGGGCCTGTGCGGTTGGGTGATCTCCGCTGCCGAAATTACGGCAAGCTGTCCAGCCAATGTCCGCAGGGGGTTGTTTCGTTCCACCGGCAAGCATCAAGGCCACGGCATCAAGGATGGACTTCTTGAGTGCGGCGTTGGATGCGTCGTTGATGTTGCTCGTCGCCGCCGACTTGGACTCAAGGCTCTTGATCCGGGTGTCGAGGGCCGCAGTGGTTGTCGTGGTTGCCCTTGTGGACTCAAGGGTATTAATGCGGGCGTCGAGTGCAGCGACCGTGACAGTTGTAGAGAACTGGCTGGTGTCGATAGCCGGGAAGAGGGTATCAAGGTCGGACTTGTAGACGAGGTATTCGTTCGTCAGCCCCATGGTGAGGACAAGACGCTCACCGTATCCCTCTCCGCTGTCTGTGTAGGCCAGAGCGACAGGAGGTAGAGCCGAGTCACCAAACCCAACCGCCTGAGCCACAACGGTCTTGGCGAGAAGGTTCTGGGTGTTGTCCGACTTGGCAGCATACCGATCATCGGATTCAGGCCGCGTGTAGATGCTGTCGAAGACTGCTTGAAGCTGGGTTGTGATGAGCGTGGTCGTGGAGATCGGGGCATAGCCAGACAGGTCAGACAGGTAGGCGACCGTGTTCTCGGGCCCGCCAGCCACCTGAGTGATGAGCCGGTCACCGGCAGCACCCATGCCCAGTTCGTTGAGATCAAAACCCCCGGCCTGAAGATTCGACACTGAAACGTCTTGGCTAACCAGCGCGGCAATGATGTTGGCTGAAGTGAACTCGTCGCCATGAACAAGGGTGTGAATGGCCTTGCCGTCATTCCAATTCAGTCGCCAGTGGTCACCTTCTTTGGCCGGAGTCAGAGATAAGCCGCCCTTCCATGCAATCGGGGAGTTGGCATCCCCTGTCAGCGACACCATGGAGGGTTCAATCTCAACGTCCCGAATGGCATCCAGAACGTCGATCTGGCCAGTTCCGATGTCAGTGCCCAGATTGGACACGATCTCTTGGAGAGAGGTGATCTGACCCAGAAGCACATTGTCGTTGGCAATGGAAAAGTCCTTGTCGGCTTCCAGCTTGGCATCGACTTCGGACTTGGTGTAAACGTCATCTTTCTGGACAACCGTTTCAAACCCCTGATTCAGGAGCCGGAAATACTCTCTGAACTCAGACTCCAATGTGCCGTACTGGCCTTGAAAGGCAGCAAACTCAGACTGATCGGCCTTGCCAGCAACGAGCCCGTTTACCTCCATGATGGAGTTCATCAGGGTGGTGCTAAGAGTTGCCACCGTGGTCTGGTCGGCCTTGAGTGCCAGCTTGGCTTCAGTCTGGATGCCGATCTGTTCCGCGACGAAAGGGATTTGGTCGGCAACGCTCTGCACCCCAAGGTTGGCATCGTCCACGCCTTGCTGAAGAACTGCGACCTTGGCATCCACCTCTGGCTTGGTGTAGTAGCTGGACAGGTCAACCGTGCCACCGCTACCGACCAGCTTGAAGATGTCAACGATCTCCGGGTCGCCAAACGGCTGATCCAGCCTGTCGCCCTTGACCCTAAACCACTTCCCGTCAGCATTCTGCGTGACAATCATTGACGGGTTTTCGGGGGTGGGCAGGCCCGCCGAAGACTTGACGATCTGGGCAACCGACTTGACGGCACCAGTGATCGTAATGGTTGTCTGATATTCTCCACGCAAGACAGCAACAAGAGAGCCGTTGTCTGGGTAGTAATGCAATCCATTGGACAGGACCGCAAAAGAGTCTTCTAGCTCTTGCGGGGTTGGGTCACCGGAGAGCGGCACAGGGGGCGACCCAGCGTGGACAGTGATGGCGGGTTCGCCGCCTCCTGCTGGCAGATTTGCAATCAGGGCATCTACTTCAAGGTCGGTGTAGACCCCCACGATCCCGTTGGTGAAACGGGCTGAGTCCGGGTAAACCTTGATCGGGGCCGGTCTGGCTGGGGATGGCATGGGTTACTCTTCGATTACTGGGACTAGGAATCTCTTGCCGCCGACCATCACATAGATGCCGCCCACCATGTAGGGCTGGGTAAGCTCCATGCCGTCTGCTGACAGGCCGATGATCGTGCCATCAAGTTGCTGGGTGATCGGGGCGTCGTTGTAGGTAAACAGCGGAGTGGGGTCTGCTCCGGGTGGAGCGGCCGGTGCTTCGATCAGCGGGAACAAGTACCGCTTGCCGTTGACCATTACCGGGACACCACCAACCATGTAGGGCTGGTGAATCTCTTGGCCGTCAGCCGACAGGCCGATGGGAAGGCCGTTGGGCTGTTCAGCCACCGGGGCACTGGCATAGATCGGCGGGTTCGTGTTGCTGAACGGCAGGTTGGTGGTGACGCCAGAGTCACCGTTCGGCATTACCCAGAGAGTGCCCTTAACCTTGGGGTCTGGCGGCTGGGTGTCGGAGACAATCACTGGCTCAGAGAAGTACCAGTTCTCGTCATCCGCATCAGAGCGGAGGAAGCCATCGGAGGTTGGCGGGGGCAGTTCAAAGCCGCCGAAGTATTCCGGCTCCCCGTCAGCCCTCAAGGGGCTAATGGTGCCGCCATACTTGATCCCGCCGGACACGCTGAGTACACCACCAATCGTGGTGCTAGAGCCGACATTCAGCTTCCACAGCGAGGTGTTGCTACCAGAGTTGGCTATCTGGCCGCTCTTCAGGGCGGCTTCTAAGCGGGCAACGTAGTCCTGAATCGGGTAGTTGGTGCTGGGGTAGGCCGCAATGGAGTTGGGGGCAATGTAGTCAGGCCCCCCCGTGTAAGGCGGGTTGCCAAACGTGAACCCCGTGGAGTCGATGTTGCCACTGGCAACGCCACCGCCACCACCACCCTGACCGTCTACCAGCCACGGAAGCTGGGACCACTTCAGCCAACCGTCACCGATCTTGAGGTTGGGGCCAGAGGTGGCACCAATGACGTAACCCATCTCACCAGAGGCAAGGATTGGGTCGTTCTTGGCCCAGTTTTCAGCCGTATCTTGGCGTACCCTGATCTTCCAGTAGCCCCGCTCATCGGAAGCGCAGTTGGATTGGGTGCTAGGCGTGTGGCAGGGAATGGCTGGGGAACAGTCGGCCATGCAGAGTCTCCTGCACTATTTATGTCCCGGCCAGCCGAAACTGAACCGCTACTTGCTCCGCTTCCATGCTGGTGAGTGCTTTTCCTTCACCTGCCGGACAGCCTCTTGGCGGGTCAGCTTGGGGTCACTTGCCATCGCTTGCTTGGCCAGCTTGTTCACAATCTTGGGGTTGAGGGCGGCACGAACCGGCTCGACCTCATGGCCCTCGACGTTACAGATGCCACTCACGTTGAGGTTGCGGGCCTTGGCTACTCGCTTGATGTCGGACACAGAGTCCACCCAAGCACTGGGGTCCATGTGCCCACGCTTGTCTGCAAGCCCGCCCAAGTAATACTTTCCGCTCACGTTGATCCCAGCCGCCTTGGCTTCACGGGCCATCTTCTTGGCCATTCGGGGCGGCAGCCCGTCCATCCAGTTACCGTCGAGCCGTCCCTGCATGAAGGCCCGGTCGGTGCCTTGGGTGCCCGGGGGTTGCTGAAGAGCCGTCATCAAGGCCCAACGCTCCCCGTAACCCATAGCCAAGACCTTCTTGTAGTGGTCCTGAACGTGCTTGGGTGCGTTCTTGATCTCAAACGGAAGTTCGATCACGGCTGCATCTCCGGGGGAATGGGCTCAGGGGGCGGAACCTCCCCGCCGCCCGCCGGGGCCGGGGAGGCGGCATCGGCTGGTCCAGCGGGCGGCTGGGGGGGTTGAGGTGGCGGCGGCTCAGGGATCATGTAAGGAGCGAAGTCAACGTCGATGGCCTCGCAGTAATCCCTCAGGAGTGCATTCATCGGCCCCGGCATCCCCTGCATTACAAGGGGCTGGAGGACTGGGCCCAACGTCTGGAGAGCGATCTGGAGAGCTTCGATCCGCCCAGCTTTGTTTGGCTTCCTCGCGCTACCGGCCTCAATGCGGTAGTCGTAGTTCATCGCAAGCTGGCCCAAGCTCACCTGTTCCTGAAGGCTCTTCCAGACAGACGCACCGATGGGGCCAAGCACAGGAGCGATGTCCTGCTCTTGGAGTAACCAACGGGCTGCCAGAGCTTCACGGCGGGCCAGCATGGACATAGCGTCCTCCAGCGCGTTCGCCATATCGTCTGGCCTGACCGAAATCTGTTCCGACTTCACCTGCGCTTCTGCGGCTGACCTATAGGAATTTCTGGTCATACCGTAAGTGAGTTCGGTCAAACCGACCCGCTTGTCGAACATCTCCGAAACGGCTTGGACAATTTGCCATAACTCAGGCGTGACCTGAGGAAGCTGGAGGACAGACACGATGTCATTCACCGACCGGCCCAGAGTCTCGGACAACTCCAGCATGGAGAAGCCGGACTGTTCGTGCCGCAGCAACTGATCCTTGATGTCATCTCCAGCCGCCTTGCTCACGCCCACCAGAGTCTTGGACGAGATCATCACCCGGGTAGCAAGGAAAGAAAGTGCCCAGTTCAGGAATTTCAATTCCGGCATACCCGGTTTCATGTGACTGATCGGCCACACTGACCCGGGCTTTCGGTGGAACTGGAGCGGAGTGAACGGCCACCCGTTGTGATCCGCAAAAAACGGGATTGGCCAGCGGGTCCGGGTGAACAAGCTGTTGGGAAGACCTGTCTCGTCAGGCTCCTCCATTGCCACTTCTTTGGGGCAATTCAGGGGGAAATCCACACCCTCTGCCACCACCAGATAGCAGTTCGGGCCCAGCCCATCGAACATCTGGGCGAACTCTTTGGGGGCTCCCTTGAGCGTGTGACCGAATCCCGTCTTGGAGTAGATTTTCCAATAGACGATCAGGTCGTTCGTCTTGCCGTTCTTCTTCTTCATCTTGTAGCCACGGTCTTCTTCCATAGACCGGGCGACGAAGCTCTCCATGTGCCCCTTCAGTTCGGCACGATCCAAGCCGTACTTCTCGGCCACCTCGGCAATCGGGTGAACGCATCGGCGGGCGCACCACAGGATGTCTTCCTGTTCGTCAGCGTCCGGGTCCAGAAGCAGGTTGTCCACGGAATCATGGAAGGAGCCGATGAGCCCAACCGGCGGGCCGTCCTCGCCGCCCATCTCAATCAGTTCGGTCCACCAGACACCCATCCCCTTGAGGATGCCCTCGTCCACCACCTTGCGAGTGTGTTCCTTCAAGTTCAACTGGCCGGGGGTGTAGTTCAAATAGGCACTGACGATCTCGGAGAAGGCATCCCGCTGCTTCTCGACCATGCCGATCTGTTGGCTGGCCTGAACGTACTGCTCGACCTCCGGGGGCAGCATCGGCTGACCAGTCATCGGGTCCATCTGAGGCGGCTGGCTTGCATCAATGCCAACAGCCTCAGGCGGGACGGCAGGGAACTTCTTGGCTGTAACCGTCCGCACAGGGTTGCGGGCATAGATAACTGAGCCAATGAGCTTTACAGCCTCAAACGCCCGATTCACAGTCATCCGAAAGCTGGGGGGAGAAATCTTGGAGTAAGGGGCCGCACCCTCTTTCCAGAAGAAGTTCTCCCCACCGTCGAAGAAGTTCATCGCTTCCCGGGCATCCTCGGAGAAAGCCTTCTTTGCCTTGCGGGCAAGCTCCAGCTTCTTGAGCCAGCCGGTGGAGATGCTTCTGAGGGCATCTTCCATCTGCCTCTGGGGGACCACATCCGGCGGCGGATCAGCCAGTTGGCTGGGGTCACCACCGGCCATCGGAACGTCTGGGTCAAGGTTCTCGTCCATCACTTCCCCCCGTATCTGCGACAACAGTACCACTGACCGCTTGGGCCTTGTGCGTAACCAACGTCAACGTCCGGCATACCGCTGTTGGCAAAGCAACAGTTCCGGTAGGCAGCGTCAGGAGAAGAGCCCATGCCCAACCCCTCTGGGCCAGAGTTACCACCAAGGTGCTGGAGCCGCCCCATGCGGGCACAGGCTTCAGCCACACCCTGAGCGGTGTTGGTAGCCGCCCTGACCATGTTCTGGACCGGCTGACCTTGCTGGTACTGGCGACGGGGCTTTGCGTGAGCCACCCCCGTCAAGATCAAACACATCGTGAAAGCCGTAAGAAGGCGACTCATTCGGCCACCTCCACTTCCACCTTGGGCGGGCGACCGGGGCCACGGCGAACAGGCTCCTCCACAGGGGTGCGGGCCTCGGCCATCTTGAGCTTTGTCAAGAAGCCACGGATTTCCTTGAGGGTTTCGGTGTGCGGATGCAGCGTGAAACAGCCCCACTGGGTCCAGTTACCGGCCATCTCGTTCTCTTTCCAGAACGGATCATCCTTGTAACGAACCGACTTCTTCTCAACGAAACCGGAGTTCTCTGAGAACACCAGTACGGAGATGGTTTCCCGGCCCTTCTGAATACACCACCCCAAGCTGGGTGGAGAAGAATTCAGCGGATCGTCATGCCAAAAGACCTGATCACCAACCGCCACCTCGGGCATCGAATACATGGTTGCCTCCAATGTAAAAAGGGACTGGCAGTAGCGTATCGGTCCCTTGTGGGCGGGCAATGGTTACGCGACGTAAGTTTGTGTCGTGTAACTCGCAGGTGTCAGATACACCACGCTGGCATCTTCGCCCCTCGCTTTGCGCCTGCGGGCTATCCAGTCTTCCCACCATGCCTTCTCTGCCTTGGCTTCAGGCTTGTGGTACTTCATTTCCGCAGCCATGAGGTAACGCATACAGTCCATTAAGTGGGAGACAGACCGTGGGTGCGGCTTGTCGAGGACGATGCTGTGACCACCCACCACTGTTGACTGCCGCTTGTACCGCTTGATCTCTCGGATGAAGTTGGGCATGGCACCTTCAAGGACCCGGAGGTAGGGAGTTCCCTTCGACCGGATGTGCATGGCATTACGGACGCTCTCTATGCCAGCCATGATGTCATCGCTGCCGTGCATGAAAGACGAGCCGGTGGCCTTTGACCGCACCCCCAGTAACTCAAGCTGCTCCGCGTACTGTTGGCCCGGGGACTTTCCACCGCCAATGTCTGTCAGGCGGGCACCATGCGAATCTATGATAAAGGCGTAAAATTGGGGCTGCCCTGCCAGCTTGTTGGCGAACTTCTCGGCAAATACCACGGCGGAACAGTTGGGGATGTACAGTTCGTCATAGAGGAGAACGAAGTCCCCAGACGGTGGGATGGCCGCGAACATCACCGCACAGATGGCATGGCCCGGGTCGATGGCCGCATACCTGCACCAGTCTGCGGGAATCTGGCCGTCAGGCAGTTCCTTGCGGGAAAAGCCGTGGACTCCCATGTTGAAACTGCCGTACATGAGAACGGAGTCGAAGGTGAACTCACCCTCCGCTCTCATCCTCAGGACTTCCTCGCCCTGTGCGGCCCACTGTTCCACAGCTAGGGCACGGGCTTCCTTGGAGATGTGTTCGTTGTCGAGGAACCGCAGGACGAACTTCTTGGGGTTGTCATGCCCTTCCTCTGCCGCCTTGTCAGCCCGTTCGCACAGGCCAAAGAGCGCGTCATTCTTGGAGTGCGGGGTTGCCGACCACACCAGCCGCCCTTTGTAGTCAGCAAGACGAGCTTGTAACTCAGCCAGCCAAGTGCTTTCGGAAGCCAAGTCCTCGTCAATCCAAGCAAGATGGGCACGGTAGCCCTGTGGAGGATCACCCTCAGACGAGAAGAAGTAGATTTGCCATCCGTTGGTCAACTCGCAGGACTGCATATACCCTGCGGACTTCAGAACCCAGCTAATGTTCTTGATCATCCGGGGCGGAATCAGGGGCGGGGAGGGCTTGGCCTCGGACTCCCGGGCCTTGTCCGCAACCGGGTCATACGCCCGCCACTCTTTAGTATCGGGGTCTTGGATGATCTTAAATGCCCCTGCCTTGAATAAGCCCCTCACGCACACCATCCCGATGTGCCGCCAGTCGGCCCCCACAACCACCGCTGTGCCGTTTTCCTTCGGGTACTTCCCTTCAATGGGGTGCGTCCCGGTTACAGCCCACGCGAACTCCAGCATGGCAGCCGTAGTCTTGCCGCTCCGATTTCCCCCCAGCACAACACGCTCTGAAGCCATGCAGTCATGGAAGGGTTGCTGGTTGGCATTGGGTCGATAGAGCCTGACAGACTCAAGCTGGCGGGATGCCAACTCCCTCTGTAGGTCGAGCATCTCCTGTCTGGAGTGCTGCGAGACATTATCAAGAGGGTTCGCCATGTGGGACCTCCACAAGGCGGCTCATGTTCATGGCCTGCTCTATCTCGGCCACGGGAATCTGGTTGGCCTGAATCATCCCAGCCGGGATTTCCACCTCAGTGGACTGGTTCAGGTAGTCCAGATTCTTCTGGGACTCCGCAGCCAGAGCAATCTTCTGGGCAAGCCGTGCCTCTAGCTCGTCATCGGTCATCAAGCTGACCGGCTTCTGGACTGCCCCGCTATCCGCCACGTTGTTCGTGAGCCTGACCACAGTCTCCAGAATGCTGGTGCGGATACGCCCGCCCGGTGGGGCTGAGTGGTAGGTGTGGGCCAGTTCGTTGGCCAGACCGTTGACACCACCAAAGAGTCCGTAGATCGACTCCAGCAACTCAGTGGAGTGGGGGATGTTGCTGCCGCCCTTGCGGACAAGCGGGGCCTGCATGAACGCTTCCGCCGCCCGCCGGGAGGTTGTCTCAATCTTCTGCCGGTGCTTGACCAGCTTGTAGCAGGCTTTGCAGATCGGCTGGAGAGTGTGCTGGGTTCCGGGGACAAGAGGCCACCTGCGACGGTCGAGCGGCTTGACGATGCCACACGCCTCACAGGCACGGCTACTTGCTATAGGGCCGTCAGGCTGAACGTCTGGGATGTCCACTTCTTCCATGCTTCACCTATCAAGCTGGAGGGAAGACGCGCTTGGGTCAGGTCTGATTCCCGCAGCCATCTTCTGGAGCTTCACAAGAGGGCTCTCTTCCTCAGTTGGCTGACCGTCCTGTCGGGCCATCAGGTCGCCAACAGACTGACCAGTGAGGAAGTTCCCCAGCCCAGCCACCGCATCAGATGGCAGGCGAGAGTCGAGGAGTTTTCGGATGATGTCGCTCATTCGATCCCGTTCTCTCTTCCCTTGCGGCGGGCATACTCCTCGTCTGTTTCCTGTCGGAGAAAGCCGTAGCCGCCGTTGTTGTTCTTCTTGGGGGGGGCCTGCATCTCTTGGATGTATGGGCCATCATTCGGCTTGGGGACGTAAGGCCCTCGCTCAAGAAGCGGGCCGGGAGTCACATTGCCAATCTTGAACGGCATGTTCTGGATGAAGTCGCCTGCCGCATCTGCCGCACCTGCCACTTCACCGCCAAGGCCCTGCATCAATGCCCTGATGCGGTCTTCTGGCGACTGCCCTTGGGCTTGCAGGTACTGCTGGCGGCGGCTGGGCCCCATATCAGGTGTCATTGGCATGGTTGGTGTTCCTGTGAAAAGATGGCGGGTCCGGCTCCCCGGGGGACCATGCGCCGGTAGCATGGCCCCCCGGGGTGATGCGAACTACTTGCTGTAAGCCTCGCGGACAGCCTCTTCAGCACCGGCCTCAAACTCTGCATTGGCCTCTTTCTTGGCAGCACGGGCAGCCTTCCGGTCGGCCTTAGCTTCCGCGATGGTGGCCCTTTTGACCTTACGGGCAGCCTTCTTGGCGGCATGGACACCGACCGGGCCGCTGCCGCCGCCTTCACCAACCACCACCTCTTCGGTGACGGTGACGTTGCCGGGGCCATCGACCTCGACCTTTTCCTTCACGACGATGCCGGGACCGACAACGACTTCCTGATCGACCTCGACAGCCACGGGGGCAGCCGGGGTCTTCTTGGAGCCATGGCAGCTACCAGCCTTGGCCGGTTCGACCACGGGGATGGCCAGACAGCCAAGCAGGAGGGCGATTGCAAACACGATGTACTTCTTCATGGGAGTTACTCCGGGGGGAAAGGGACTATCTGAAGACTTGGGTCCACATAGGGCCACGGGCCCCACGCGCATAGCCAGCACCGATCTCGGTGTACCGACCATTTAGTATGTTTGCTCTGTGCCCCCGGCTGTTCATCCAGACTTGGACTACTTCGCTGGGGGACTTCTGATTCCACGCTACGTTCTCTCCGTACCCCATCTTGGAATGGTGCATTCGGGAGTTGGATTGAATAACGGACCATTGGTGGGCGTCGGCCATCATCTTGCTGTTTACCTTCAACGGCTGAAGCCCTCTTCGGGTTCGCTCTAGGTTTGTCAGCCTTACTACCTCAACCTCAAACTGATTGCCGACAATGAGCTTGGTGACGATCTTCGGGGGCGGGGCAGGGGGCGGGGCCACAAACCTCTTGATCCCGTATAGGGCGAAGAGGACGAGAGCCGCTCCAAATAGTCCTTTCGCCCACCTCATCGTTCAGTCCTTCTTGGGCTTCTCTCCGTAGACGAGGGCGAACACTAGGTCTTTGGTGGAGTCGGAAGCCACTGTGCAGCCCTCTTTCTCCAGCCTGTTCTTCAACTGGAGCAACTGCACCACGGTGTTGATCTGGGCATCCTCTTGGATGGAGTTCTTGTAGAGAAGGCTTTTGATCCACAGGACTGCACTTCCTACCACCGCCGGGGATGCCAGCAACAACACGCCTACCAAGAGGATCAGGCTCTGTGGGTCGGTCAGGCTCATTTGTCATTCCCTTTGACTATTTGGTCAAACCGCTCAGATTGCCAGTTAATGAAGTTCTTGAGGTGATGGAGGTCCGGGTACTCAGGGTCCCGCTTTTGAACCACCGCCAGCATCACCCGACAGTAACGCTCCATCTCTCTGGCGAAGTCTTCTGTCTCTTTTCTTTTATCCCACCCCAACTGGCGGCGGGCAATCGTTCCTACGATGTAGGCATTCCACTCGTCCAACAGATATGCAGGGCTCTTATTCCAGTCTTTGCGTTGCTCCACCATGTAGAGCTTGAAGATAGGGCCACGCTGATCCTTGGGAACTGAGTTGGCTACCTCTTCGATGGTGACCTTGGGGTGCTTGAGAACTACTCCCTTGCCATTGCCCAGATAGATGCCGTGCTTGATCGTGCTGGCGTGAAGCCGGTTGGAAGCCCCGTGGGCCATCTCATGGGCCCAAGTCACCAGATCACCGGGTTCAGTTGGATCAGCCCAGTAGTGAGGGTTCTCCAGTCGGCAGTAGAGGTCAGTCAGAATCTCGCACTTCTGCGGAGTGGGCTTCCTGAGGGGCGGGCAGACGTTGGTAACGAAGGACAGGTCCGGCTTTGCCAGCACCGACACAGTTTTAGGGGTAGTCGGGATCGGGTCTGGGGGCCGGACTTGTGTTGGGACCTTGATCGGATACGGCTTAAATGGAACTGGCTGGCGGGGAGTTTTGGGCTCTTCCCGCCAGCCAGCAATGATCGTCAGCACACCAACCAGAATGGCCAACCGCCCAGCGATGGTTGCTAGGGATGCCATTCTCCCGGTTAGGCAGCCGAATGGCCGAAGCCGGTGTTGAGGAGCGTCCGCACCTTGCCGTTGGCAGGGGCCGAGATCACAACCCCGATGGCATTGGCAGCCGTCCCGGTCGCCGCAGCACCAGCCGTCGCCGTCACGAAGGCACCAGCCGCAAGGGTGGCCGCAGTCGTGACCGCAGCCGGACCCGAGACAACCAGCCAGAAGACATCGCCATTGGCGACACCAACCGGCGGCAGGTACTCGTCCACGACGCCCAGCGGGGCATCAGCAACCGCCGCAGCCACACCGTCCACCTCGTCAAGGATGGCAGCCTTCTTGAACTTGACCACCGCGCCGGGGAGCAGGGGAGCCCCACTGGTGTTGCGGACAGCCACGCAGGTGACAGGACGATTGCTCAGGAAGACACCGGCATTGCTGGTCCGGGGATCAGTGTCGGTGAACACCTTCACGGAACCCGTTACAGCACCGCCCTGTTCGGGGACAGTAACACCAAGAGTCTGACCCCGGCCAAACCAAGGATCGCTATTCAGAATGGGCATGATTGCTCTACTTTCCTAGGGGTGCTGGGATCAGGCAATGGCCTGCAACTTGAAGAAATTACGCGGACTTTTCAGCTTGATGTTGCCAAGAACGCTCACGACGTACCTGTACGCCTGTGTATCCTCATTATAGAATGGTCCCTCGCTTGTCAGGAGGTTCCCTTCCATGCAGTACAGTTCCATGTTGGCGATGGACAGACCGTACCCAGTGTTCAGAGGTACACTGTATTCGGTCGTGATGTCCACACCGTCCTGCTGGAATGCGTCCTTAAATCCGTACAGCTTCAGGCCCGTGTTACTACTGATGAGGGCCCGCTCCTTGGAGTCGAGCTTGTTCATGTAGTCGATGTACAACTTCCGATCAAGGACAACCATGTCGATCTGGCTCTCCTTGGTATCATTACGCTTGGCCTGTTGAATGCCCTCGCGCACAGCCTGAACGCACTGATCCTGCCATGTGAAGGAGTCAGCACCAGCGGAGTTCTTTCCCTTGAAATACTTGCTGGTGTAGTTCACCACGATTGGCGACCAGTGGTCATATTCCGGGTCGGCAACACCGTTCGGCCACGAACCCTCAAGCTGCGAACCAGCCACAGCACCAAGGCCCGTGTTCAGACCAGCGTAGTTGTCCGCAGGCCAGCCGAAGGGATCGTCAGCGTTGGCAGCCCGCTTGGTGCCGTCAACGATGCTGACCGTACCATCGACCGCGAACATCGACTCAAGACCGTGGAAACGAAGTTCGTTACCCGCCTTGTTACCGTCGATGTAGATTTCCTTTGCGAGGTGCTGGCTCATCGACTCTTCCAGTCGGGTCGCCATACCACCGGCCACGTTGATGAGTGCAGCCTGACCGCGATTTTCGAGCATTTCACGCTTGAAAATCGAGTCCGTGACCTGATAGCCACGGTACGGGAGGGTCGCGGTCGAGAAGAGATTCTGTCGAGCGAAGACTCGCGGAGTCTCACCGTTGTTACCACTCACGGGCTGGTTCCGCATACGGACCTGCCAGTTGAGATTAAGACCTGCACTGTTCATCACCACATTGCCGGAACCTTCCAGCATGGCGAAGACCTTGAAGCGACGGAACGTGGTCTGTTCAGTCTCCCGAAGGTAGTTCTGGATGGTAGTCTGAATTACCCGGGCCCAGTCAGTGCTATTAGCCATTTGGCTCTCCTTGGTCAGATGTAACCGGCGGCATTAAGGTTTTCCGCCAACATTTGTTCAAACGTCAGTTTCTGCTTCGGCTGTCTCGGATCGTTGTTGGCGGCACCGGCTGACCGGCTTGGATTCCGGCTGGCTTCACGGCGCAGATAGTTCATGTTCTGGGCGGCAAGGTCTTGAGGTGCTGGTGCTTGGGGCACTGGGGCCTGCTGCACTGGCTCCGCTTGCGGCGGCTGGGGCTGATACTGCGGCTGGGGAGGAGCGGATTCTTGAGCGTACCGTTGCCGGAACAACTCAAGCTCGACCTTCTCAACTGCGTAATCAGCCCGGGGCTTACCGGGCGGAATACCTTTTGACATTGCTTCGTCAACATATTTATGGAGTAGTAAGCCCGCTGGTGAAACGCTACCTGTGTTTTGGTCGAACAACCAATCGGCGTTTTCCTTCTCAAAGTTGGTTACAAAGCTCTCCCGATCACGGGACTCAAGCTGTTGCTGAACGATCTCTTGTGCCTGTTTTTGAGCCAATTCAGCAACCATTGGACCAAGGGCATCCTCGGGATTGCTCAGGAACTTCTGGGCAAAGTCAGCCCGATAGTTCTGCCACTCAGAGAGAGCCAGCTTCGCGTCATACGGAGCGTCCGGGTGGATTACATCCCGGCCATTCTCGTCCTTGGTGAGGTAACGCTTGTAGGAATCCTTCAGTTCTGGAGGGTTCCACCACTTCTTGGCCTGAGGGGCAGCTTGCTGGGGAGCCTGCTGCTGGGGCTGTTGAGCTTGCTGCTGCTGGGCAGCCATCCATTTCTCAAAGTCAGGCCGCTTGGAGAGGTACTCCTGAGCAATCGGCATAATCGAAACGTATTGCTGCAACTGTCGGGAAGCAGCTTGCTCACGCTGCATCGACTGATACAGGCTTGCCGCTATTGCCCGATCATCCTGCCCTTGGAACTGGGGCAGTTGCTTGAAACCGTCCCACGGCGAGTATGCGACTTCAGCCTGTGGGGATTGTTCCGGCTGCGGCTCCGCAACAGGAACATCATTCTCAACTGGAATGGAATCTTGCTCAATGTCTTCTGACATGGTGGCCTCCATTTAAGAAGTAAGACCACCGAATTGTGTCAAGGGTCTGGCGGCGGGCAATAGTTACTTGGAGATTAATCCGCGCAACCAACTGCCAGCACCATAGGCAGCATTGCCAGCCGGTGCGATTGCGTTACCCATTTTGGTTACAGTTGTCTGGGGGCGAACGATCTGGCTGTTGAGGTTTTCCAGCACCTTGAACGATTGGTCGCGGGTTTTATCACGCTGTTGCTGATCGGCTTCCCACTTGCTGTTGCTGCGGGTGTCACCACCAAGTAACTCAGCACCTAGCTCAACTGCGTTGGTTACATCAGCCGCCTCGTCCTTGATGTGGTGGGCAATTCTGCCGCCCGCAGTGGGATTGGCGACAAGGTTTTTGGCAATGTCATCGGCTGTACTCTGGGCAAATTTCGCCACGCCGGGGACTCCGGTCCTTGCAGCGGCACCAGCCACACCCCGAACTGCATTGGGAATGGCCTTGTGGGAACCAACGAACCCAGTGCCGTCGAGCATTCCGTTGCCGAAACTGAGAGCCGCGTTGATCAAGGGCTGGATATATGGGACTTGACCCTTCATGTGTTCTGGAAGGATTCTGTTTCCGATGGCACCCCGAAAGGTATCCCCGGCACTCATCCCCTCTGAGCCGTACCAAGCATTCTGACCTTGCTGGATCAGACCGTCATTGCCCCTCCAGCCATTGTCCTTGGCCAATACAGGGTTGGTGCGGAAGAAGTCGGAACCCTGCGAACGAACTGCCGCATTACCCATAGCCGCAGTTGGGTCTGTAGTTCTGAGGATCGCCGTCCCAAGTTGGCTCATGCCGTCCGAAACCACTCCACCCATCTTGGTCGTGAAGCTGCCAACGAAGTTCTCGGGGTTCCAAAGCTCCTGAACACCACCTTCTGGGATGCCGGGGAACATGGTGCCGGGGCCGGAACCCGGGATGTAGGCGTGAGTCCGGCCTACCTGTTGTGCGTAATTCTTGGCATAGCCCTCATTCAGCTTGCTTGGAGTGCCGCCAGCCCATGCTGCCGCGCTGGGGAGCCAACTGTTGTCCGCTTGCTGCGGGGCAATGGAGTCATAGAGCCGGTTGCGGTTCTCAAGCTGGTCGAGGTACTGACCTCCCGGCGAGAACTCGTAGGACTCCGGGGTCCTGCCAAGAGCTTTCGATTGCTCGGGAGTCCAGCCCTTCCCGGTATACCCACTGAGCATCTGATCCTGAAGGGCCCGCTCATCGTCATCTTGAGGCTGGTAGCTCGGGTGGCCCACCTGCCGGTAATACTTGAAGTCATCAAGCTGCGGGTGCTGCTTGCCAGCCGCGTGGGCAGCCGCCATAGCTTCGGCATTGAATCGAAGCTGTTGCTCCGGGGGCAACCGGGCAATGTCTTGGGCGTAAGCGTGGCGAAGTGCTTCTTCAGGTGTCATGCGAGTAGGGCCGTTCGTAGGCTGGGATTGGTGGCACCAGTCTTGAAGTTCATGTCCTTGATGTCATGCAAGCCGTCTTTCCCGGCGGCATCAATGATCTCTTGCAGCTTCTCCATTGCCTTGTCGTAGCCGTGGGCGGGCTGGTCGAACTGCCGGTGGCCCGGGAGGTTGATCATGGGATCGGCACCCGTGGCCTCGTAATGCCGGACGTAATCAATGAAGTTGTCCGCTGTGTTCTTGTTGAGCCCGATGTCCCGCATTCCCGGGTTGACCGTTTCGGTCTGACGCTTCAGGTGAAACATCAGGTTGCTCAACTCTGTCCCGTTGCTGCCCAGATAGGCGGATTTGGGGCCAAGCTCCCGCTGCCTGTCAGTTACGGCTGGGCGAAGAGCTTGAAACTGCCGCCACTTATGGGATGGATTGACACCATCAAGGATTGAATGGATTGCTTCATGCTGACCGACATTGAAGCCGTCCCTGTCCATGCCGCGACCGACCGTGTACGGGTCCATGAAAGCATTGTGGTAAAGCTGCTTGTTGATCGCAGAAGCGAACCCCTGACCACCGTCCATATTGGCAAAGCTCTCGGGGGTTAGCCCTCGGAACATGAGCCACTTACGCTTCCATTCCTTTTCAAGGTCGCCTAGGTGGTACACGGCAGCATCGTCGCCCATGCCGTCCGTACCGTCCGGGTGGTTCCTGTCCCTGATTCTGGTGAGTACACGGTCGCTCTGGGCCCGGTCACCAGTGATCCCGTCGAGCAACCTCCACGGGGAGGTGCGGGTGACTGCCGTGTCCATGCTGTGCCCCATTGCCTCAGGGGCGCGGCTATCCAGCCCTGCGGCAGTGCTGAGATAACCTTTGTACCGCACCGTTGGGGCACTTCCGGTGAGGGTGTTGTTCAGCTTGTTCGTGTAGTTATGGTTCTGGGTGAGATCGTCCCAGATAACGTCGTTTGCCAAACGCGCCGCCCTGCCAGTTCCAGTGTTCTCCACGGCATCCGTTGTGGCCCCAAACGGCATCAGCGGCCACGAACCGTAATCCTTCGTGTCCTGAATGTGCTGTTGGGTGCCAGCAATGGTGTGGGCATCCGCTTTCTGGATGTTGGCGGGATGCGGCGTAAGCCCGCTGCCAAAGGCACCCTCAAGATTGGCCCGCCGAATAGAGCGGGCAGCATCATCGGGAATGCGGTACGGGAGGGCCCCCACCAGCTTCCTGATCATCTCTGCCATCAGACTCGCCCTCCGAAACTACTTTTGATTGCGCTCACGCCACTCTTTCCAACGGAACGCAAGCTCGGCAATCCCACCTACGAGCGCAACGCCACCAATGACAAAAGCGAGGTAGCACACCATCGCGTATGTCAGGTCAACGGCAAAGCGGGCAGGGTCCATGCCCTATTTATGTCCCGGCTGGCGGATTTTGCTCCGCTTCCTTGGCCTTGCGATTGGCCCGGTACTGCCTCATGTAAGCCGCCTTCTGATCCTTGAAAGCCTTGTAGGCAAGAGGGTCCTGCTTCAGCACCCGGCGACGTTCGTGATAGCCACGGCGACCGGACTCTCGGTCAGCATCAGTGTTGATAGCGAGATAGGCAGCGGACCTGTGCAAAGGCATGGGGAATCTCCATGAGGGGGAAGACGAACCTACGTTGATTACAAGCACCCTCAGGGAGGCGGGCAATCCTTTGATCGCGTAACTATTGCCCGCCGCGTAACTCATGCAGATAATGCGGTTTCAGGCTGAGTTAGTTCACTTCGCTGTATATGGGGACACAGACATGATTTCCCCAGAGGAGCGGGCCGCACTCCTAGCAGCGTTCGATGACCCCGTGCCCCTCCACGATCACCCCTTCATCAAAGCCCTCCAAGAGAGACTGCCATGCACCCTAGTCAAAGAACTGCCCCAAAAGGAGAAACCCCAGTGAATGATCCAGTGGCATGGGCCGTGACTATTGGCCCGCCTGACGATGTGTCGGTGTACGAGGCTTATGCAGCCCATCAGAAGGAAGAGGCAGTAGCAATGGCCGATGAGTGCAGGTTTGGCGACAAGGACAAGCCGCTGCCTCTGGCTCCGCTCTACTTCCAGCCCACCCTCACCGAAGAGGAGCAGGAGGCGGTTGCCGTTGCGATTGTGGGTTCGCTTCCGGGTCGCGCCGCCACGCTCCGCAAACTCTTGGAGAGGATGAAATGACGGCTTTCTGTCAGAGCGTGACGGGAAACGGTCAGGACTGTGACGGGAAACTGGCAAGTAACCAACATTCCCAAAGTTGGAAAAGTTTCAGGGGGTGAACTAACAGATATACGCTCACACGCGGGGGGGGCTCACGGGGCCCGCATGAGCCCGCACAGGCCCGCGATTCTTCGCCCGCCCGCCCCTAGCCGCGACCGCCCGCAGCCCCGCAGAACCGCAGCCACGGCCCCACACGGGCATTCCCGGGCATGGGCATGGCGTGGCAGTCCCGGTTGGCCCTTGGAACCGAGGGCCAACCTCCCCCATTTCTGGGGGTTTTTCGGCTGACCTTCACCATCTTCACCACTTTGGTGATGATTGGCAGTGGCCTTGGTGATGATCGGTTTTCGGCGGCTTCCGGCGGTCTGGTCTGGCCTTGCTTGCGCGGTTCCTTGCACGGGCTGCGCGTTTGCGGTCATGGGCCCGCGCTGTCTTCCCCGCCCTCGCGTGTGCGCTGTCTTTCGTGTGTGTGTGCGCCCGGAATCCCCGGAGGGGATTTTGAGCCTCTGGTTGTTGTCGGCAACGGCCAGTGTGGTCGATGCGGCACAGCACACTCAGGGAGCAACGTCATGCACACAGTCGAGCAGTACGTCAACGGGGAGTTCTTGGTGGCGGCATGGTTCACCGACATTCAGGACGCATATGAGTTCGCCAACAACATCGACGGGCTGGTCATTCCGAAGGAAATGACCGACGAGGGGGCGATTGCCAACCGGCGGCTGGATTTCATGGAGGCCGCTTGCGGGTGGTTCTGTGCGGCTGACGAGCGGTGAGCCTCACACACACGCTGAGTCAGGGGACCTGACTTTGAGCCTCTGGTTGGTGGCGGTGGCTGATCGGCAGCCTGACGGGTTCGATGCCCGTTCACCGCACTGGTTCGATTGTTCGATTCACACACTGAGGGTGCTGACATGACAACGGCTGAATTCAAGGCGGAAATGCGGGTTGAGCGTGAGGAACTGTGCGTCGAATGGGGCTTCGCCAACCGATTCACGGCGATGATCTTCCAGTGGGTCTGCGACGATTTCAACCGGATCGACTACCCGGACCTTGACGAGGCTTCCGAGGCCATTCGGGAGTACGTCATCCATGTGAAGAAAGTGCCTGCCTACCGGGTGCGGCACGTTGACTTCCACGAGATTGCACTGTGCCTGCGAGGCTAGGCCGAAACCGGGGAAACCCGGTCGCACCGTAATGCGGTGCCTGACGAGGCCGTTCGTCCCCCTGATTGGTCGATGGGGTAACTCGACTGCCTCCCGGTGGACGTTCCATCGGGGGGCTTTTCTTTTCTTCACGCGAAGGATCACACCCATGCTGGTGCCTGACTACAACCAGATGATCGACGTTTTCCCGGGCGAAACCTATGAGGTTCTCATGCCCTATTCCGAAGTGTGTATGCACATGGGAATCGCGGGGACCGTTCGACGGATTCTGGTCCGCGAAGCGGGGCGGGGCGTTTACCTGCTGAACGATGACCTGACAACGGGCCCGCACATGACGAGCGGCGAGGCCGGAATCCTTGGGTGTGCGCACAGCCACCCATACACATACGGGTTCAAGTACCAGTCCCCCCGTGCGTAATTCCCCGGAGGGGAATGTGACCCTCTGGTTGGCAGCGGTTGGCTGACGGAAGCCTCTCCCCGGTTCGACTCCGGGGAACCGCACTGTGTTCGGGTTCGATTGCACACAAGGGGCACCATCATGGCATGGTCGATTTCGATTACAGCCGAAGGCTGGGCTGACATCCGCAAGGAACTGGAAACGTGGGACAGGCAGCGGATCATCGACGCACTGGCTGACGATGCGTTTGAAGCTGCGGAGCAGGCCAACGGCGACGATGGCAAAGGCTACGAGGAAACCGTGTCGCCTGACGATGCGGCGGATGCCTGCCGTGCCAGTCTGGAATCGGCGGCGGATGACACGCTGGTTGACGCTGCGATGGACTGCATTGAGCGCAACAACACTTGCGACAACGGCGGCTTCCGGTACTGGATCGACCGGGAGGGGTATCACGGGGTAACGCTCGACTGACAAGCCGAAACCGGGGCAACCCGGTCTGCCAGTAACGCTGGCACTGACGAGGCTACACACTCACAACGGGAGCCATTTCATGGCCGAAAAACTGACGATTGGTGGCGTGGAAATCACGGTGGTCGGCGGCGACTGTGACCGGGAGGGCCGGACGGTGTTCACCTACACCCTGAAGGGTGCCGGGATCGACCACGAAGCCAGCGACCTGAAGTCTGGTTGCGGCAGCAACGGGCGGGAGGACCGCGACGGGATGACAAGCCTCTTGTCCTTCCTTGGTGCGGCGGTGGAGTCCTACCGCTATGGCGGTCTGTGCTGGAAGGCCGACACGAACTGCGAATTGTTCCCCCCGGCGGTGGTCGAGTGGGCCTACCAGAACGACGGGGAAATCAGCATGGCCGCATACGAGTACGAGAACCCGTGTGCGTAACCAACGGAGTTGGTTCTGAGCCTCTGGTATTCGACGGTTGTGGTTCGGCCACCGTCCGGGGTTCGATGCCCCGGAACCGTCCTGTGTTCGATTGTCACACGCACGAAAGGGGATCGCTCATGGCGACTCAGCAACCGGAATGGGAATTGGTCGGCACCATCGGGGACCGCAACCCGGTCGAGTACGGCGGCGGCTACGTCTTCCGCGACAAGACGGGGGTCTATGACCCGGAGGTCGAGTACGTCCAGCCGAATGGCGACGAGCCTGAGGCTGGCGTGACGGTCTACCGGGTTCCGATGGAGCGGCACACCTACATCGACGGCATCCTGTCCGACAACCCGTACCACCCGGCCCTGTCTGTCTGGTATGCGGACGATCTGGACAGCCTGTGCCGGTGCTGCGACTGCGACCGCGACGAGATGATCGAAAACCTGTGCAGCACCGATCCGGTGGCCAACGCATGGGCATACGAAACGCTGGCCAGCTACCACGGCTGGCATGAGTTCGACCACTACCCCCTGAACCTGACGGCAGACGAGGCGGAAAAGCGGTACGAGCAACCCAAGTACCACACGGTCTGACGGCATAGCGAAACCGGGGCAACCCGGTCTGTGGGTATGACCCACACTGATGAGCTACACACAAGAGGGTTCGACCATGAAATTCGACCGGAAATTCGACAAGTTTGTCTGCGTTGGGGACACGATCAAGGCAGACGTTACGGACAAGCTGCAACTCGTTGCCACTCTCGTCTATGACGATCAATGCCAGCCCACAGACTTCGACTGCTACGAGGAAGCCGACATTGAGCGGTGGAAGAATGACGAGTGGATTTTCGTGGGGATCGTGTTGTCAATTCAATCGCACGACGGCACGATCCACACACGCCTTGATTCCCTTTGGGGAAACGAGGCCAACCTCGGCGGCAACAATGACCACCTGACCGACGTTGCCAACGAGTTGATTGACGAGGCGGACATCGTTGACGCACTGCGAAAGATTTACGAGCCCGTAACCCGGGCGATTGAGACTCTCACACGCACAGCCTAACGGAGTTAGGCACGACCCTCTGGTTGGTATCGGTTGGATGACGGCCCCGGCAATTTCGCCGGGGCTTTTCTTTTTCACACACACAAGGGGACCGCAACGATGGCAAACGACAACTACACCGAGAACATGGCCGACATTTTCCAGTGCCCCCGGGAAAGGCGGATGGTGCTGGAAATCCTGAAGGCATGGGAGTCCGGCGGGCTGCCGAAGGACTTCGATGACAGGGGCGTGAAGCTGGCGTTCAACCGCAGTAGCGGCAACGTCTTCCTCGTCAACGAGGAGTATCAGGTGGCAATGGTGGAGGGGCTCTGTCTGGAGTCGTTTTATACGAGCCCCTACGAGGGCCGCGAGGGCTTTCTCACGGACCTGCTCTCCGAATACCCGGATATGCACCGGGAGGACCGAGAGTGGCTCCGCGAAATCGCAAAGGGGCATGACGTTGAACTGCCCACAGAAGATGACGAATGACGGCACCCTGCCACCCTCCCTTTTCAGAGAAGGGAGGAGAGTTGGGGATCGTTGATTACACACAAGGAGATTCGCAATGACGTTTGACGAGCAGGTGGCGGCACTGCGTGGAAAGGTGGTGCCAAAATCCACAAACAAAAAGAAGGGCGACTGCACCCCTGAGGAATGGGCGGCACTCTTGGATTGCAGGAAAGCGCAATACAAAGACAGCCCAGAAAAGACCAAAGCCCGCAGCCGAGAATGGAAAAAAGCCAACCCGGAGAAACGCCGGGAAAACAACAGGGCTTGGCGCGATGCCAATCCTGAGAAGGCACGGGCCAGCAACAGGGCTTGGAGAAAAGCCAACCCGAATAAGCAGCGAACCATGCAGCGGGCTTGGAGAAAAGCCAACCCGGAGAAACACAAGACAAGCAGAAACAGGTGGCAACAAAAGCGGTACGACAATGACCCTGCGTATCGAATGATGGTGGGGTTGCGGAATAGGCAATACGAGTTCTTCACGGGCAAGGCCCGCTCCCTTTCCATGGTCCGCGATATGGGTTGCAACCGGGAGTTCTTCCTGCGTCATATCGCCAGCCAGTTCACCGCTGGCATGACGATGGAAAACTACGGGACAGTGTGGCATCTGGATCACATCTACCCGTTGGCCAAGGCTGACATTGTGGGCAACCCAGTCCACTTTCTGGCGGCTGCCAACTGGAGAAACCTTCAGCCCATGCTGGGGCCAGACAACTGGGAAAAGTCAGACGAGGTTACGCCTGAAGCACAGGCATTGTTCGATGCGTTGTGTCAGGAGTTTCTCGCACACGCCAAATAGCGGAGCTATTTCTGCCCCTCTGGTTGGTGTCGGTTTGGTTCGGTTCGGCTCGGCCACTTCGGTCGAGCCTTTTCTTTTTCACAAGGAGATGAGCGATGGCAACGTCAGACATTATTGCGGCAATGGCAGCGGGCACCACGGCGACGGCAACCAAGCGGGTTGGCAAGGGCAAGGCGGCGGTCGAGGTGACCATCACCCGGACTGCACCGGCGGTGGTGGTGGTGGACGAGACAGTGAAGGAGGAGCCGGTCAGCTACAGCAACAAGCTGCCGGTGGACGAGGGCAAGCGGGCGGTGGATGTGCTGCCGGGGCTGCGACTGTGGGCTTACTCCCGGGGCTACCGGGTGCTGGAGCAAACCGGCAAGACCTACACCGGCAGCAAGGCAAAGCTGCGGCGGGTGCTGTACCGGGATGATTTACTGTGCCTTGCCAACATCCTGTTGGAGGAAGCGGAGAACACGCTGACCTATGACGAGGCTCACGGCAATGCGGATGCCGTGCCCTTCTAGTCCGAAACCGGGAGCAATCCCCGGTCCAACCGTCAAGCGGTTGCTGATGAGGACACGTTCACACAAGGAGCATCGCATGGCGTTTGCACGGCTGCGGTACATCGCAATGGAGATTGACGATGACCCGAAGTACCCGTGGGTAGTGACCGCATGGCGACAGGTCGGCGGCATCAACTGCGGTGACAGGTTCACCCGTGAGGTGGGCGACGTTTTGATTGAGGCGTGGCGGGAGGATGGCATTGAGGTCAGCTTGACCGGACCCTTTGACAAGGAGGTGAGCGTATGAACTGGCAACAGATGGTGCAGAAGCGGGGTGCCGCACGGCGGCGGGAGGAGCGGGTGAAGGGCATGAAGGCAGAGCATTGGTCTGCCATTCGGGTGGTGGGCATCGCCCCATTCACCATCGACAGGGTAGAGGGAACCTACCTTGTAGAGTTCGACAGGATGGGACGGTCACTGCCACTGAACAGGTGGCAGCGGGTTGCGGTGGTGGCCTTCGACCTGCGGCACCCGGACGGAAAGACGGTGCGTTATGAAACCCTGCGTGAAGCACGGGCGGCGGCTGCCCTGATGGCAGCGGAACGAAGAAAGGTGGTGAAGTGATGGGGACTATCAGACTTCAGTCGTTGAAGGGGGAGAAGCGAGAAGGGTTCACGCCGATGGGTGTTCACACCCCCGGCCTGATCGGCTGGGCGGTGGCTGGGTTCACGGGCAAGGGAGATGACCCCATTGTGCGGATCATCGCGGAGTCCTTCAGCCTCAAGCGGGAGGTGGCACTGGCACTTCTCACCGGGGAGGTGGACTACAAGGTGGACGGGGACGATGTGGTGTTCGACTGGCCGGGGGATGACCCCATTGTGAAGGAGGTGAGTGGATGAGGACAACGATGACCTTGGTGCTGGCACTGGTAGCTGGCACTGCGTTCGGGCAATACCCATACTCGGTTCCGCCGGGGTGGGGCTATTGGAACAAGGCAGAAGCGATGCAGCAGCAGGCGTGGGCCAACCAGCAATGGCAGCGTGAGCAGCGGGCCAAGGAAGCCATGTATCTATGGGGCGGCGACTCCATTGACTACGGGCAGCGGGCAGCCAACCTTCGCAAGACAAAGGAGGAAGCGAGGTCGCTGCGATTGCAGAACGACAGGATGGAAAGCCAAGGCAATCCATACCTGAACAATCCGTATGAACGATAGCTTGACGATGTACGCATGTATACTTTAGGATAGCGGGCACAAGATAACGGAGTTATCTCTGAGCCTCTGGTTAGTAGCAGCAACGACAAGGACAGACCCCGGCAGCCACTTCGGCTGACCGGGGTTTGTTCGTTTACCCCCAAAGGAAATGACCATGACCCCTCTGAATAGTTCCATTGTCGAGCGTGTCCGCAACTTCTTCCCCGATGTGACCAAGCAGTCGCTGTTCTCACCGGACATGAAGCCCACCCCCCACTGCGGCCTGTTCCGCAATGACACGGGAGCCTGCTTCGGTCCTGCGGTCAGTGCGAACTACGAGCTTCACACCACCGATGACATCTGTGCTTTGGTGGAGGCGAGTGAGCCGGTGCTGGGTGAGTGCGGCGACGTTCAGCTTGGGTTCCGCGACGGGCATTACGTTTCGATCCAGCCCACCAAAGAGCATCTGTTTACCGTTCACAAGAACGACACGGTGTTCCCCCGGCTGATCGTGACGGCCCGCTATGGCGAGGCTTTCACTGCCACCATCGGGTTGTTC